ACGGCAAGTTGCTGCCTTAACGGTGTTGGCTGTCGGATTAACAACAATTTTTTTTCTCTCACTTTTGGGAGTGGTTTGATGCCAGACAAGAATTGTGTCAATGAACGTAGATTAAAAATAGTGCCTTTTTATTTTGGTATATTAGCAGTTACATTTATCTTAATAGCACTATCTGTAAATTCGTAGAAGTTGTTTGAAAGTTGTTGTGGACATGGGTGCGATTCCCATCACCTCCACCAAAAGTATATTGCGGGTGCGAGAACAACGCAGAAATGTGTTTGTTGATCCGGCGACTTGGAACTACTCACTCTTGTTCGCTTTACAATGTACTTCTGATGGGGGTGCCTAGATTCGACATGGCAATAATTAGAACAATGGAGAATCGTCAAAGCTAAAGACGTTAGGATTGAGGACACTCGGTCGAAGAAGCAAAAACTATAAATGCAAATGACGAAAGTTATGCACTTGCTGCCTGATAGGTAAGCGGAGTTTCACCAGGTGAACTTAGCAACAGAATCACCTGGATAAATAAAACACCAGCAACACACAAACCGCTGGTAATACACATAAACACACACAAGGAGAAGTAAATGAGTATGACACCATACGAGATACGGCTAGATCTCTTAAAAATGGCCAAAGATATGCTAACTGATGATTATCACACTAGACATGATTCTCTACAACAGCAATGGCATACACAGGTAGATGCAGCTAAAATTGCTGGCACATCATCACCTGATTTCCCGGCGTTACCGCCATTTCCCACAGAAGATGAAATTGTAAAGAAAGCGGAAGCTCTCAATCAATTTGTTTCTCAAACCACTCCACAACCTGAAGTTAAAATAAAATCGAAAACAAATTCGTAATTGGAGACCAAGGCGGTCTGATGTTAGGCCGCCGTAATCAATAAGGAAGAAAGATGTATTTCAACAAAAAAGTAACTAATAAATTTTTAATTGCAACCTCAGTAATATTAATTGCGGTTAATCTATTCGTGCCTGTAGCAAAAGCTCAGGTAGAAAAACAAACAATGAAAGTTGCCAGTCAACATTTCAATAATGAAATTCAATGTTTAGCTGAAAACATTTATTATGAATCTGCTGGTGAATCATTTGAAGGTAAATTGGCAGTTGCACAAGTAACACTCAATCGTGTAAACTCTGGCAAATTTCCAAACACCGTTTGTGGTGTAGTAAAACAGAAAGATGTAATCAATGGTAAAATGATTTGCCAATTCTCTTGGTTCTGTGGCCATGTATACTCGATGGTTCGTAACCCATATCAATGGGAAGAATCGGTACTTGTTGCAAAGAAAGCCTTGACAAGTGAAGTTGCTCATGTTACACTCCATAAAGAGAAAGCAATGTTTTATCATGCCAATTATGTAAAGCCTAATTGGAATTTACCAAGAATCACACAGATTGGTAATCACATTTTTTATAAAGAACGAAACAAAATATAATATGCCAACAAAAGATGAGATTAAGAACTTTAGTATGATGATAGAGGAGTTGGCAACCAAACTTAGATGTAATAGAATGGATGCCATACTCCAACATTGTAAAGAAACTGGTTTAGAAGTTGAGGTGGCATCCACATTAATTTCTGCAGCATTAAAAGCAAAGATTAAAGAAGAAGCACAAGAATTAAATTTGATTAAAAAGAGTTCAAAACTCCCCTTATAATTTGTTATGACAGAAAATTCAGGTTTTGCCGCATATGCATTATGGAATGCCTTGAAGTTGCATTTTACTTCCGAATCTTACGATTACTTTAAGTATAACGGAAAAACAAATGTATCTAAACAGACATTCACCATCAACAAATCAAAATACCAATTCTATAAATTATCCCGTAAATACGATATAGAAGAATTAAAAAACTTCTATATTGCCAACTTTATCCAAGGTAAAGGTGATTGGGTGGGCGACTTACTTCAAGATGGTGATGAGAACTATACCAAGTGGCAAAAAACCCAACAGAGCTTGACATATACCTTTGAGAATGATATAATGTATATGTTTGATAGTGTTGATGGTGCTGAGTTCTGGCATATTGATGATTACTTTAAACCAATCGATGGCGGTTGGCCAATGTTAATTACCAAAATGATGCACGATAAGATTTCATTGGAAACAGTTTGTATCCTAGTTGATATACTTGGTTGTATGCCAAAATGGGAAAAACAAATCACCGAAGATATTATTTGGCCAACACACCGAAGAATTATAAAGAAATATACACCGTTTATACAATACGATAAAGAAAAGTTTACGAAGTTTTTAAAAGAAAAGATTAAAGAATATGCATAAGATTACCAAGATTTACTTGGACATGGATGGTGTGATTGCTGATTTCAATAAGCGATACAAAGAATTGTATAAGATTGAACCAAAAGATGCAGACACATACAAAACATTTGATAAGTTTTTTACCATGTTCATTGCTGAAAGACAGTTTGCCAAATTAGATTTAATGCCTGATGCTCTGATGTTAATTAACTACCTCAGGTCATTATCAATACCAACGGAAATTCTATCTTCAACATCATCCGAAAAGCGTGATGCAGAAATTAGAGAACAAAAAATTGATTGGTTGAATAAACACAACATTGAGTTTCCTGTTAATTTAGTACCAGGTAAAAGATTTAAGAGAGATTTCTCTAATGAAAATTCACTATTGATTGATGATACTTCACAGAACATCGACCAATGGAGAGTAGAGGGTGGTATTGGTATACTTCATACTGATGCTATGACCACCATCGGTATTTTGAAAATGTATACTTGACATTGGATAAATATTCTTATATAATGAATAATGTGGACAAGCCGTTTTATACACCGTTAATAATCCGTTTATACGAAAGGAAGTAAATTATGAGTTCATTTGCGAACCTCAAACGCCAATCTGGCAACCTCGATAAGTTATCTAAAGCAATCGAGGCACTCAATACCTCATCCGAGGGTAACGAAAAATCCGATAATTTCTGGCGACCAGAAGTAGACAAAGCTGGCAACGGCATGGCTACGATTCGTTTTCTACCAGCACCTGCTGTAGATGGCGATGATGCATTACCATGGGTCAAAGTATTCTCACATGGATTTCAAGGTCCTGGTGGTTGGTTAATTGATAACTGTTTGACCACCAAAAATCAACAATGTCCTGTGTGTGAACACAATTCTGCATTGTGGAATTCTGGTATTGAAGCGAACAAAGATATTGTTCGTAAACAAAAACGTAAACTAAATTACATTGCCAATGTTTATATTGTGTCCGACCCAAAACATCCTGAGAATGAAGGTCAGGTTAAATTGTTTAAGTTCGGTAAGAAAATCTTTGATAAGATTACTGAAGCGATGAATCCTCAGTTTGAAGATGAAACAGCAGTCAATCCATTTGATTTATGGAAAGGTGCCAACTTCAAGTTAAAGATTCGTAAAGTTGAAGGTTATCAGAACTATGACAAGTCTGAATTTGAATCATCATCTCCATTGTTGAGTGATGATGATGAATTGGAAAAGATTTGGAAGTCAGAGTTCTCTTTGTCTGAGATGACTTCTGATAAAGAATTCAAGTCATATGATGTTCTGAAACAACGCCTTGATAAAGTTCTAGGTCTCAATGGTGAAGCACCAAAGACAACCGTAGAACAAACCAAAGCGAAGAACTTTGACGCCAAAACTAAATCTAATGATTCTCCTTTTAAAGATGAATCGGAAGATGATGATATGGCATATTTCAGCAAGTTAGCTGAAGAAGATTAATTCTTCTATATAACAGTAACACGGCCACACCCTCTGTCGAAAAATACGGTGTGGTTTTCTTTTGGTTATTATACAACTCTGGTACTGTATAATATCATTCTCTGAAATGTTTCCTCCATATTCCTTACGGAAGGAATCTCAGTAACACTTTGCTCAGATGGTTGATTTTGTGCATTGATATTTGTTGTATTGATTGTTTCACCAGCCAAAGTTGCAGCCGTTGGTAAATTCATTTCTAAATTTTCATTGGTTGCTGGCATTACAGCTGCTGATGCTGGTGTTGATGGCATCGGTGT